CTGTCCTGCATACTGCAAAGAGCCTAGATCTATCCTTGCTTCTTCAAGTACAAACCTGTTAAGACGTATCGGGTCTAACAATCCGTCGACATACCTTTCTTTCAGTTCTGGCGGTGACACTCTCTCGCTCACCTCCGCTGGCAAACATATATGCCGTATTTTGTCCGCTTTCTTCTTCAACAGATAACCCGTCACATCCTCTTCGTGCAACCTCTGCATGATGGTTATCGTCGGGGTGTTCTCCTTGTTTACCTTACGTGACGCAAGTGTCTTCGTGTGTTCGTTCGCTGTCACTCGCATCTGGTCGCTGTTCGCCTGTTTCGGGTTTACTGGGTCGTCGTTGAGGATTATATGCGCGTGATAACCCGTGATTGTCGCTCCCGTTGACGTTGCATAGCGGAAACCGCCCTCTGTTGTCTCATAGTGCTGTTTTCCGCTCTTGTCCTTTCTTAGCATCACATTCGGGAAATAACGCTTGTACTTGTCGCTTGTTATTATGTCTTTCGACTTGATGGAAAGTTCAATTGACAAATCACCCGAATAGGAGTTAGAGATGACCTTCACCCATGGAGCAATAGTCCACAGCCAAGCTGGTAACATAATAGAGACAATCGTACTTTTCGACGTGCCTGGCGGTATGTTGATAATGACGTCATACGGCTTTGGCTGTCTGTTCACCACATACCAAGACAGCTTCTGCAGCTCCTCGCACAAATACTCAATGTGCCAATTCCAGACTGGCTCTTCCTTGATTATCACCTCCCAGAACGATTGAACGAAATAAAAGAACGAGCGACGGCATCTTTCTGCCCTCGCCTGCTCAATCATCTCTATGTCAATGCTCTCAATCTTCATTTGTCTCTATCTCCGATAGTGCATTCAGTTGTTCGTCCGTTAGCTTTGTTACGTCTATTTTTGTGTTTGTCACGTTCGCTGTAACCTCCATTTTGCTCATCTGGTCACCCGTCAGTTTCGTCAGCAAGTCCATCGCTTTTAAATCTCCCTGCCCTGCCTTTGTCGCAAGTTTCACGGCTATAACCTCTTTCATCGTCGCTGTCTCGCCCTTTGCGTTCGTCACTGGCTGAGCGAGAACCATTTCAAGAAGTTCACGCATCGTTCGTTTCTCCCTCTTCGCTATTCCCGAAGCAATGCCTCCTTTTCTGCCGTTCTCTCTTGCTTTCTCTCGGCTTTGGTTGCTGTCGTATGGGATTAAATTCTGCTCGTTTGCCATAATTGTATAATTTAATTAAACCTTTTGGGGTATATGATAGAATATTTATCTTATATGTCGTTGATATTCTTAATCAATACGGCTTTCCCCCCCGTCAGCTTCTCCCATCGTGCTATAATGACATCGCAATAGTGTGGGTCAGTTAGCCATAAGTCTGCCTTTACCCCCCCCCATTAATGTTTTAACTTGCTCTAAATCAACACTATCTCCACACATCAAACGATGTTCGCCAAGTTGCCATATATCGCCCTTTTTGCAAACAACGTGTATTTCATCCTTCTCTTCGTCGAAATCATCCTCCACAATCTCCTTTTCTTCCTCTCCTACATTCAATTCGAAGTCTGGCAGTTCCATACCCCATCCGTCAAGCTCGTTGACATCCCACTCGTTGGCAATCAAGTCCCAATCATCAGCACCAAAACCGATATTGTCCTTTATCGTGTATTCACGCAATTTCTCAACGGGTGTGTCTTCGGGTAGTACCTTGCACGGGATTTCCTTATATCCCAAATCCTTACACGCACGGAAACGCATATTTCCTGCGATGATGACAAACTTCCCGTTGTGAGGGTAAACAATCAGCTCACGCAACGCCAGCATTTCGGGTGCGTCCTCGATTGATTTTTTCAGTGCCGTGAAACGTTCGTCCTTGATGAAACGTGGGTTTTGCGGTAATCCTTCAATCTGCCCCTTGTTGACTTCCAGTTCCTTAATGTGTATGTTTCTTGTCTCTGCCATTTGAATTGTTTTTGCCCCAAATATAAATAAAAGTGTGGTATTCTGTACTGAATAAAGGCAAAAATTAGGGAGCGGTTAAATGTCCGCTCTCTTTGTCAGTCCTTTTTTCTTGCTCTGTTCCCTGCTTTCCGCACGATTTCGCCTATGCGGATGATGCTTTTTTTTGTCTCCAAGAAACCGCCTAGTTTCTTCTCTATCGACATACTCTTCAAAGCTTCGTAATTTCTGCCGACATCTTCGGGTGTCAGCTCTGTGTATATGGCTGACAGCGACCCGAAGTAATAGTGCTCTTTTTTTCCGTCACGTGGCTCTTTGAGTTGCACGTGGACTACTTTCTTTCCTCCTGCCATTGTCTGAATTTATTTTTAGGGCAAAGATATAATTTTTGCGTTTAATAGTTATTATATTTTGTGTTGTTCCACTCCTTTACTATTCGTTTGCCTTGACACAATCTGTAATTCAGTTTCGTTGTCTTCATTGCGTCGTTTGCGTCAAAGATGGCTTCTCTGTCATCGGATGCCCAAATCACCTCGGCTGTGAGCCACACACCGAAGAAGTAGCTCAATGTGTACTCTTTATGTTTTGACAAATCCTCAAAATCCATCTCGTTTGCTCTTCTCTTTAATATGTTTTTTGTATCGTTGATAAACTCTATTGGCTGGTACTCGCTTATGTAGTGAGTGCCGCCCTGTTGTGTGTTTAATGAGCTCATTGTTATTGTGTTAAAATAATCGTCTGTGATATGGCACTGATAACACTTTCTCTTTCGATTTCTTAAAGAAATCTTTCTTTATCTCGAAACCGTATGCTTTGCGACGGAGGTTTATTGCGGCTCTCAATGTTGTTCCGCTCCCTGCAACAGGGTCTATTATCACATCCCCCTCGTCGGTGAATATCTCAATCAATCGTTCAAGCAATTGCACGGGTTTCTGTGTCGGATGGATTTTCTCTGTGTCTGTATCACGCACCCAATCAAAACAGTTCATCACCATTTGCCCGTTATTGTTGAATTTCGGCAGTTTGTCTTTGTATAGAATCAACCCATATTCACAACAACCTACAACCTTCATATTCGCCTTCAGCACCTGCGATGAAAAGTTCTTACGGAAGACTAACGGTATGTAATGTTTGAATCCGTAACGCTCGCCAAGTTCAATGAAGTAATGCAATTGCTCAAACGCACAGAAAAGAATCATGCACGGTGCCTTTGATTTGACTTTGTTCCCGATTTTCTCCGCATCTTCTTCATTCACTCCGTTTCTCGGTTCTTTGACCAACATCTGTGAACAGAAATGCATAAATTCGGCTGGACGGAAATCCTTGTCTGTGTCAAAGAATGCTTTCCCTGCCAACTCGCTCTCCCCGTTCTTGTTATCCCCGGCGATGTACCAAGATGGATTGCTCGCATAAGCCTTGTTGTCAAGATTGTATGGCACATCGGCTATTATCAATTGTGCGTGCGGTATTCCGTATGATTTGAAGTTCTGGAAATGGTCGTTTATAAATTTCCCTTCCTTGCCTATCTCGTATATGTTGTTCATCTGTATTCTTTTTACATTCGTTTCCGTTATTCACATATCTTTTCAGCGTTCCTCCGCATCTCGTCCGCAACATCGCCCTTTCCTGCAATCACAAGCAACAACATAAGATGCTCAACCTTGCGGATCAATGTCTCCCTGCCTAGAATGTGAGTGTAGAAGAAACCGTGATATTTTCTCAACGCTATGCCATTGTGTATCTTGTGTCGGTATGTGACTTCTTCGTCTGTCTGCTCACGGTAGAAACCGCACAACTCCAACAGCTCATCGGTGACTACCCACGTCATTTGATACCTGTTTATCTCGCTTGCGAACTCTTTGAATGAACGGCAAACGACATATTTGTAACCGTTGTATTCGGCTTCCTCTTGGAATGTCTTCTGATGTTCGCTCTGCCTGCCCTTCTCCGTCTTCATCTCGATGCACAAGCCGTAATAGCCGTGATTTGCCATTAACAACATAAGGTCGCTCACTCCTGCCACAACTCCCTCGGCTTTCATTATTCGTGCCGTGGTTGCGTTTCTCTGTCCTCCGTTCGGCACGGAGAAAAACAGCTTGTCGAAATGCGGACACGTTGCTCTCACCCACTTGACACACTCGATTTGCAGAGATGATTCTGTGTGTTGGTGCGGTTTCTTTGTTGTTTGCTGGAATCGCTTTTTCAGCATTTCCCATTTCTGCGCTGGTGTCATTTTCATTTGTATCTACTCCTTTCTTTTCTTTCTTCTCTCTCCCTGTTGATGCAATCCGTTAGATATATTCCGAGTGTGACCTTCGTCCATCGTCCACCGTCGCAAATATACCTCTCACGTGTCACTCCACGGCTCACGACCGTTTCTCTTTTCTCGATTGCCTTGCCGTGCCACTCGCCCGTATATGTGCGTGTCACCGCCCCTTTCTCCCTTGTCGTGTGCTTCAGCGTGAAATCTATTGCGTTCACAAGTCCGACATATCGACTTGATGATTTTACGTTGCTTATATTCATTGTTTTGTCTCTTTTTTATCCGTTCGGGTTGCGCGTGCCGTTCGGGTTCTGACTGACCTCCTAGAAACGCGCTCACCGATTACGGATGTTTTACTTAGAACGGCAAGTCTCCGTTACCCACTGCGATTGTTCCGTTGCTATTCCCTTGTTGCGGAGCATTTGGAGTAGCTCCTGCATTGGGTATTGTCGGCTGTGGTGCGACGGGTGCTGAGAATCCCATCTGTTGCTGTTGCATTTGCGGTTGTTGCATCATAGGCTGATTGTAACCCTGTTGCATAGGCTGTTGCGGATAACCGCCCATCGGTGCTTGCTGTTGTGGCAAAGGCTGTCCGACCTGCGGATATGGTTGTGCAAGTTCAGCGCGGAAACAGCGGATGTTGTTGAACCATCTTCCGTTGTATTCCTTTGCGTCAACGTCGCAACTGATTCTTACGTTCATTTCTCCGTTGCCGTAGAATGTCGCAACCGTGTTGAAGATATTCTCGTCCCAGATACTGAATGCGACAAAGTGCGGATATTGGCTCTGCAAGTCATACTGCATTGTGCATTCCCATGTCTTTCTTTCGCCCTTCTGCGTGTTAATCATCTTGCACGCTGAAATAAAAATGATTTTTCCGATAAATTCGTGTGCCATCAGTCTAAGATTTTAATGCGTTCAACTCTCCGTTTGAGTATGTTTCCAACGTGATTTTGTCAATCCACGCTCCACGTCCAACCGCATCGTCTACAAAGCTGGTTATTTCAACCCAATCAAGAACTGGTTCTGTTCCTGCTGTCAATTTTTTTGTTAATTTTTCCATTTT